GCGCCGAGTTATCGATGCCGAGCGATGTATTATCACCAAGCCCGTGACTGATTGAGAAAGGATCGATTGCAATGCCAAAGTTTCGGAAGAAGCCTGTCGTGATCGAAGCGTGGCGATTCGACGGTTCGTGGTCGAGCGCTAGACCGATCATCCAACGGCATAACAGCATGTCGTGGAGCGACAGCGACGGTGGGCAGATCGCCATCGAAACCCTTGAAGGCGAGATGACAGCCAGTGCTGGCGACTGGATTATCAAGGGCGTTAAAGGGAAGTTCTACCCATGCAAGCCCGACATCTTCGCCGCGACCTACGATCCCGCTTCCAAGGAGCGACCAGGAGAGTAATGCGAGGCGAAGCGCGCTAATATCCTGAATGCCCAAGCCCAAGCCTGTCACCGTCGAGGAGCTTGAAAAGGCCGTGCTGGACATGATCCTCCAGCGGTTCAAGGGCCGCCCCCTCGATATAGAAACAGCCCGTAGAGCCCTAAGCGCGGCAGCGTATGAGCTCAATGTCCTGCATATAAAGGCGATGGTGAAGAAGAAGTAGCTGCGGGTCGGGGCGGGATTCGAACCCGCGAGACGCGTTAGCGCCTTCCATGTGCACTGGTGCCTTCACCCTCTCAGCCACCCGCACCCGCAGCGAGAACCTTATACCACACTCGGATTGCATTCGCACGTGACTTACAACTGGGGTGGGAGTAGGATGCTGGCGCTGCGGCGGCGCTTAGGGAGCGCTTTAGGCTTGGTGATAGCAAGGCCGCCGGAATGAATCCCCAAGCCCCGGCCCGCAGCAATCACTCTCACGGTGCCATCAGGCATATGGCCTTGGTCAGATCCATAAGCATGATCATCGCCCGCCGAAACGATACCTCGCACCACACCCGATCCTCCCCTGTTTTAGGATCGAACAGTTTGAAGTAAAGCCTCCGGTTCTCCATCACGAAGCGAGGGAAAGTGCCTTCCGCGCGGGCCTGTATCTCGTCCATCACTTCCTCTTTGTACCACGCCGATCGCGCGGGCGCCGCTTCTTCATGCTGCGATCTTCCGTCGAATGCTCGCAATCCTCTTGCCCCGGAAGTAGCAAACGCCACCAATGGACTCGGCCAGTTCGGGGTAGAGCAGCCGCCCCTCCTTGTCGAAGGTCGCGACGGCAAAGCCCGAACAGCCGGGGCTTGGATTATCTTCGGCATAGGCGAACTGCGGACCGCCGATCTCGGCAAGGGAGCCTGTCTCGCAGCCATAGCGCCGGCCGTTGTAATCGCCCCAGGCCGTGACGCCGAGCCGGTGGGTGTGCCCGGTGAAGATGTTGGTTCCGGCCCGCAGGGTATTGTTGAAGGCCGCGTGCTGGCCGCCGTTGAACCTATGCTTGACGACAGTATGCCCGTTCACGAACAGGCTGATGCACTCTTCCCATTCCGGCAGATGGTCGGACAGACGGAAGCCCTGGATGCCCTCGAACTCGCCGGCATTGACCGCGAGCCAACGATCGAAGCGTGAGTCATGATTGCCAAGGGTCCGGATATGGCGAGCGCCGCGATAGGCCGCCCGGATCTCGGCCATGCGCTCCTTCACTTCGTCCAGCTCGTCCGACATGCGCGGCCGGCGGTCCCAGCCATCGGGCGGAAAGCGGGACACCTTGGAGCCATCCAGAATGTCGCCGTTGGCGATCACCAGTCCGGGCTTCTCCTGCTTGATCACCTCCAGCAGGCCGCGATAGGCAGGCGTGTCGCTGATCCCGGCCCACCAGTGCGCGTCTGAGAAGATCACGGCGCGGCCAGTGAAGCCTTCGATGCTGGTTCGCGGGTTGTAGTTGTAGGGATTCGCGCCGTTGTCTCCCCGTCCCTTGCCGCCGCCCAGCCCAGACGATGGAAGCTGCGCTCCGAGGTTCTTCTCGACCCGATTGCGTCGGGCCAAGACGTTCCGGTACGAGATGCCGGTTACCTTCGCCACCTTGGCCGCATTGCCATCGCATTCGAGCCAGATAGACTGGAACTGATGGTCGCTGAGGCCGGTATGGCCGCTGCCGTTTCTCACGGGCAAGCCGCCTTGAAGGCCGCGTTGGCCGTTCGGATACGCTCGATGTCGTCTAGCGCGTCCTTTGTCCCGTGATAGGGCATCGGAAAGTAGGGCCGCATCGCAACGCAACCGCCGTCGAGTGGCTGTTTTGCAACAGTCGCCGCAGGCTTGGACGGCGCACACGCCCCGACGCAGAGGCTAAGGATGATCCAGATTGTTCGGGTCACTGTCGATCGCCTTCTGCGAAGGATCTACGGCTTTGGCCGCATCGGTTCCGGCCTGCACGCGGGCAAGGTCGTTTGACGGTGCAGGAGTTGGCCATATCTTGTTCACGATGAGCGTGACCAGAGAAACGGCTCCGCCGATTGCCGCGACGAGCCAAGTCATCAGCCGCTTGCCGAGGTGACAGCCGGGGCCGGGTTAGTCGCCGCAGGCGTGACCGTGACGGTCGGCAGCAGCGCCTCCAGCAGCGGGCAGGCCTTGGCGGCAATCTGGTCCACCGTCTCGACCACGCCCGTCACAGTGGCGTTGTTCACCGCCTGAGTGGCGACGGTCTCGACCTGTTCGGCCGTGACCTTGTTTGCATCGTAGAACGCACAGCCGGCCTTGACCTTGGCGGCCACGAGCGGGATGGCGTTCTGCGGGGTCAGCACGATCTGCTGGCCCGCACTGTCGGTCCACATGCAGCCGCCCATCAGGAGCGGCAGGGCAAGGATGGGGATATAGCGCTTCACGGTGTGGGTCCTTTCGACTTGGTGAACACGAGAACAGCTCCAGCCACGGCCATGCCGACGCTGGTAATCGCCGCCGCTTGATCGGCAGGTACGACAAAGCCGCTGAGCGGGGTGACAATGGCGATGATGCCGGCCCAGGTGGATTTCTCCTCCAGGCGCTCGGCCGCCCATTGGGCGAATGCTTTCCAGTCCATCTCACGCATCTCCTTCAAACAGCGCCTCGTCATGGGCGCGACGCGTCACAAGCCCCGGCAACACATGGCCGGAGGCGTAGATCCATCGGGGAAATTCCATGGCAGCGCCGTGGTGGTCGCCCGCGTTCAGCTTCTTCAGGAGCGTCGAGCCGGCGAGTGCGCCCTCACCCTCATTGAAAACAAAGTCCACCAGCGCATCGAACTCGCCCTGCGTCATCGCAACATCGACAAGCTGCATGACGGCGTTTTCCGCCTGTACCACGTCCTCTTTCAGCCAGTCGGCCGCCTGCTCCACGGTGCACGTATCGCCCGGGTGAACGTCTCGCGTATGCCCATAACCGATCGTCCAGATGCCAACCGGATCAGGATAGGCTCGTGTGCGGCAACTCTCGCTCGACATGATCAGGCTGAGGCCACGGTCGGAGGTTTTCATGGATGCTTCCCCATGAAGAAGCTCGCCATCCACTCGACAAAGCCGACGATCACCACGAGGGCCGCACCGATGCGCAGCAGCAGCCACCATGCGCCTTTGCCCATGTTCGCGGCGGCGAGGAGCTGGTCCACCTTCGCCTCGATCTTGTCGAGCTTCCGGTCGCGGTCGATGAACTGCGTCTCTAGCCGCACGAGGCGTTCTTCAAGGGTCATGATCCCACCGCCGTCATGAGTGCGCTGCGGAGCGCATTATGGGCAGCCCGTGGCCCCGATGATCTGGCCGCCAGTAAACGTCTGAGAGCCCGGCCCGCTATGTGCACCGGAGCATGTGGAGCCAGTCCAATCGATCATGCCGTTGTAGTCCGCCTGCGATGCAAACGAGGACCACGCGGGGGAGCCTGAGAACGTCACCGCAGCACTGATCACGAGTTGCGCCACATCCTCGGCATTGGCGATTCCGATAAGCGTCCCTCCTCCGCCGTTCAGGGTAAAACTGCCCGAAATGCTTCCAACCGTTCCCGCGCCCACGACATGCAGGATTTCAGAACCATTGGCGGTGGTGGCGCTGACATTCGTGAGCCACGCGGTAGCCTGAGCAGCGTCAACGAAATTGAGCCCCGCTGTCGGCGCGATCGACATGCTATCGAACTGCACCGCAGCCCCGCCTCCAAGGTACATGTGTCCGGAGATCGAGCCCCCCTTCACGATGAAGGAGGGCATATATGGCGAGCCAGGCGGCGGCGGCCCGTTGAAGGTCCAATTCACACCCGAACAGGAGCCTTGGTTCACGGCATAGACGCGCCATTGCCCCCCAAGATCCAGAGTCCGTTGCGCAACCTGATATGCCTTGACCGGGTCGGCGAAGGGAGCGGACGCTGTTCCAGAATTGGAATTGCTGCCCGTCGCACAGTTGAAATAGAAATACTGGTCAGCCTGCACCATGGGCCGAACCATAATGGGAGCAGGAGACGTGATTGCTGCCCCGCCGCCTGTGACGGCCTTGATCGCCGTTGCCGCCGATGCCCAATAGCCCGGCGATCCAATGGACCATCCGAATGCGGGAGCGGCGAGATTCATCTCGTGGCTGCCGGCAGCGCCCAAAGCGACGGAGTAATCCTGCGTCTGCGATGAACCGGAAATCGTCTGGCCGATGGCGACGATGACATCCGTCGCCGCATCGCCAACCGCACTCGTGACCGAGACGGAGGATGGACTGCCAAGCCCTCCGGAGGCCGTGCTGTTATAGAAAGTGGTCGCGCCACCGGTCTGGTCCACTCCCGAGAACGAGACAGCGCTGATGCTCCAGTTGTTCCAGGCGCCGCCATAGTTGACGGTGATCGTCTGGTTTCCGCTTGTGGGATTGACCAATCCCCACAGTTCCACTCGATAGCTCGAACCGGCAAAAGCCGCGGGGCTATAGGAAAACCCGGAAATCAGCGTCAGTGATTGCGTGCCCCAAGTCACTGACGCTACCGGCGTAATCCCGCCGCTGGGCGTATAGCCCGTGAGCTTGACGATCAGAGCGCGATTCGCCGTCGAACCCACCGTCATCGACGCCAATGTCTGCGAACTTCCCGACGATCCAGTGGAGGAAGCCGGGACCGTTGCTGCTGCGTCGAAAGCAACCTGAGCGACCGCACCGGGGATGGCCGCTAGAAACAACCCCAAGGCGAGCCATAGAGAGCGCATCAGGTGAAGTTCCCGATGCCGATCGCCGAGACGTTCGAGCCCGTCGTCACCTTCCACGCCCCGCTTGTGCTCTTGGCTCCGATTGGCACGAAGAACGGGATCAGCGTCGTCAGCGCCGTAGTGGCTGCGCCAGCAAAGATCGTGATCGCGCTTCCAGACCCGTCCGTTATCGAGACGGCCCCGGCAGCGGTAGTGGCGGGGACAATGAGGACACCCGCGAGATAGTCGCCAGCCTTTCCGGTGGCTCCAAGGACCTGCGCCGAGGCCGAGGCTGCGACAGTCTCGTAGTCCTGGCTGACCGCAACCGGCTGCGGGAAATCCTTCGTGGCCATGTGTGGTGGCGCTCCAATGGGCAATTATCTTTCAAAATATCCCATTGAAACGCAATAAAGTCAAACAATAGCCTACTCGGACGCCCCGGCTTTGGCCCGCTCCCTGGCCCGCTTGCGCACCGCCTTCTGGTACTCCTGGTCCTTGTAATGCTGCGCTGCACCGGGATTACGGACCTCGTACGGAGCCGGATTGACGCCCAGCCAGCGCATGGCCTCGGGTATCTCCCGCTGTTCCTGAGTGGGCTGGAGCTGCTGCTTGACGCTGATCGGCATGTACTGGCTGCCGTACCACTTGGCAAAGTCCTCGATATTCGTGATCGGGTCCTCGTGCTTCCAATCGTAGATGACCGCCCCGTACCAATCGCGGTTGCTCATCATCTGCGTGAGCTGGGACAACATGGGGTTGAGCTTCCCGACTGCCGTGTCGCCCGGCTTCGTGGCCCAGTTATAAACGTCCTTGGCATAGCCCGGGATCGAGATGCGGCCCCATGGGCTGTTGGGGAAGATGTAGTCCTCCAGCGTCTCGGGAGGATTGCCGGTCATGTAGCCGATGATCGCCCCGGTCATGGCCGTCATGGCGACGAAGCCCGCTACATAGGATGCGCGGTAGGTCACCTGGTTCATATCGCCCAGCCTGATCGTCTTGCCAGTCGCCGCGTCGATCACGCCGCCGGGGAGCTCAGCAATGTCGCCCGCATTCCAGCCCAACGCCCGGACCGTCAGATGCGCGATATCCTTAATCGTCTTGTTCCAAAAGCGGTTGTCGTAGACCATCTCGCCCATGCGGTTGTCCATGGACTTGTTGATCAGATTCGCGACGTGGCGCACCTCCAGCGGTCCCATCTCAGGCGCAACCCGCAGCGCGTCCCGCATCGCCATGGCAAACGTTCCCGCCTTCATCGTCGGAACCAGATGCGACATGATCGGTGCGGCGGCTGTCTCCATCGTGCGGCCGAGAAGCTGGAACGCCACCTTCGGAACCCACGTTCCGCGAAGATCACGACCGAAAGCCCGCATGTTCTGCGAGTTGCGGATAAGGTCGCCAATCTCCTGCCCGAGCGTCGCATAGCCCGTCGAGGGCATGAATGAACCCTTGAAGGCGTTGAGGAAGTCACCGTAGGCGCTGCCTCGGTAGTCCTCGGTCATGCCCAGCCGGCCGCCGCCTTCCCTGTAGGCGTCCGACAGGATGGGGATGTCGCCGGTTCCATCCTTCGTGCCCAGCAAGTGGTTGATCACCTGTCGCCCGACCAGGTAGTTCTCGATCGGCGCCAGCGGAGCCTTCGCCATCGTCAGCAGGCCGCGTGGTATTTCGGCAACAGTGTCCAGCGATGGCTTGTTCATCAAGCCGCGGCTGATCTGCTGCACACCCTGCGCCAGTGCCGATGTCATCGTGTCCTGCAGGATGAACATGGCGTGATAGCCCGAGAGGCCAAGCTGCATCTGGATCTGCGAGTTGCTGTAAGCCCGCAGCACGCGATAGAGCGAGTAACGCGCCAGCCCCTTGTCGGTGATGTTGTTGATCAGGAGCGCGGCATCGCGTGGGGCGTAAAGCTGCCCCTGCCCCGTGACGCCCAGCCGGCCGTTGATCGCGACGGCTCCCTCCGGCGCTAGCTCACCATGGGGAACCTCCGCGATCAGTCCGTTCTTGCGGAAGTCCTTTACGATATCGAGCGCCGCCGCATAGCGGGACATCTGGTTGATGGCGACGGCCGAAATATGAATCGGGTTGTCCGATGCCATCTTCAAGCCGGCCTGACGCGCCTCGGCATACGTGCCGAACACACGCTCCTTAGTGAAGGCTTTCCCGCCGGCCAGAGGCGCACGCGACTGGAACCATCGGCTTGCCTGCTCCGGCTCCGCGTAGATGTGCGGTAGATAATCCTGGACGTAGCCAAGCTGGCCGCCGGCTTTGGTGATCCGCTGGTGCCAGTAGTCCAGTTCCTTGCGAAGCTGCTCGGCAAAGGCGCCGAGCGTCTTACCCTTGTATTCGTCCAGATTGCCCGTCTCAATGCCGTCGATTAGCTTCAGGCGTTCCGGCGTGGACAGTTCCCCTACCGCCCGGCCGAACCGGACGATATTGCCCATGCTGCGCTCTTTCTCGATAGAGGTCTGCGCGAGCTTGGCGGCTATCGCTTCACCCGCATTGGGTGCAAGGCTTCCGGGAGTCGTCAGGGCGAGCCAATCGTGGATAGCACCAGAGGCGATTTCCGGGTCATGCTGGAACAGGGTTTCCGGCTCGATATCGGTCCGCGGGCTGAGAGCGATGTTGCCGCTTTCGTCCGCCATAAGCTTCTCGAACACGGGCGTTTCGACCGGCTGCACGCTATCGACGCGACCGGGCGCGACAATCTTGTCTTGCGCCGTAATATCGGCCGCCATCGCACGCACGGGATCAGCAGGCTTCGCTCCCTCGCCTTCCTTGATCGGAGCTTCTGTCGGCGGCTCTCGCTGCATCAGGTCGGTAAAACCCGGAACCTGTTCGGGATGCTCTCCACTATTGACATAGTGATCACCGAGGGCGCGCATCGTTTCAGCGACGTTCTGCGTCGGATGTCCCCTCGCCAGTTCCGTGGCGCGGTCAAGGAACTCATGCGGCTTCGGCAGCGGCTCGCCCTTCGCGACGCCCTTCATCGGCAGCATCATGCCGAGCTGCGCAACTTCCCAGCCGAGCTTGCCCCATTCCCATGGCGTCTTGTCTCGTCCATCCACCGATTCGGCAACCGCCGCCACGCCATTGAGCGCCGTCGATCCGAACGTCTTGGCGAAGTCGAGCGCGTTCCAGCCTAGCGTCTTGAGGATACCGCCGGCGGTCGGGTACTGGCCGACATGCCCAGGCTCCGGTAGATTCATTGTTTTGAACGGATCGTGCGGCCCAAACCACTTGTCGCTCAGGTCGCGGAGCATCGAGGCAAATTCAGCCGGCGCGTTCTTTATGTTCGCAAAGCCGGGCTGGGGCGCGGGCGGATTGGAGTCGAGCGGCACGCCCAGCAGGCTGCGGTTGATCTCGTCATTCGAGAAGCCGGCCTCTTGTGCTGCCTGCTTCCGCTGGTTCACCGAGTCGTTGATTTCATCCCACGAGAAGCCTTGCGCCCTCGCCTGTGCCATCTTGCGATAGATCAGG